ACGGGAACATCGCCGCCCGCCGCGACGGCACAGGCTGGACCGCGTCCGCCTACTACCGCCGCGCCGACGGGCAGGTCCGCCGCGCCTCCGCCACCGGCCGCTCCAAGTCCGAGGCCCAGTCAGGGGTGCGGGCGAAGGTCGCGCAGAAGGTCGGCGACCTCGCCGGCCTCGGGCTCACCGCCGAGTCCACCGTCGCCGAGCTCGCCGCCCTCCACCTCGCCGCCGAGGAGGCCCGCCGCCCACCCCTCGCCCCCAATACCATCCGTGAGATACGGAACACGATCGGCCTGCACATCAACCCCCGCCTCGGGGCGCTGACGCTGCGGGAGTGCACCGCCCCGTTCGTGGACGCCGCCGTGACCGCATTGGCCGCGGAGCACCCGCCGCAGGCGAAGAAGATGCGCTGGGTGCTCTCGTCCATGTTCAAACGGGCCGTCCGCCTCGGCGCCGTGACCGCCTCCCCCGTCGTCGCGGTCCAGGCGGTGCGGGTCGAGCACCCGCCGCCCCGGGCCCTGACACTGGAGGACCTCGCCGCGGTCCGGGCGGCCGTCCGCGCCCAGCCCGTCCCGCGCACGAACCGCCGCGCCGGGGCGTCGGCGGCGGACCTGCTCGAGTACCTGATCGCCACCGGCTGCCGCGCCGCCGAGCCCCTCGGCCTGCACTGGGAGGACGTCCACCTCGACGCCTCCATCCCGTGGGTGCACGTGCACCGGCAGGTCGTCCGGGTCGAGGGCGAGGGGCTGCGGATCACCCCGACGAAGGAGCAGGACCGCCGCGCCCTGCCCCTGCCCCCCTTCGCCGTGGCCATGCTCGCCCGCCTCCGGGCCGAGGCGACCGGGGCGCTGGTGTTCCCGAACCGCGACGGCGGCCCCAGGGACCCGCGGGCCATGCGCCGCATCTGGGACAGGGCGCTCGAGGGCACGGAGTGGGAGTGGGTGACGCTGAAGGTGCTGCGGAAGACGGTGGCGACCTACCTGTCCGAGGTGGAGGGCTCGGTCCGGGCGGCGGCGCAGCTGGGCCACGCGGACGACCGGGTGACCCGGGCGCACTACATCGAGGCGAAGGTGGTCCCGCTCGAGCTCGGCCGCATCGTCGACCTCGGCGAAAACTAGTCTTGCAAGGTCTCGCATGCGACAATATGCAGTATGAGCGAACCTGTGGCGTATCACGAAGACTGTCTGCCCTTTCCCGTAGTGTCGGGGGAAGAGGAGGCGTCTTTGGAATCACTGCCACGCATGGTCATCGCGGTCATCGACTCGAAGACCGCGGCGAAGCTGGTCATTACGAACCACTACCTCCATCGTCGCCCGCCCATCTCACACGCCTTCGGCCTCTACGCTGGCGGCCGACTCATGGGCGTCGTCACCTACGGCACCCCAGCCTCGCGGCACCTGCAGAAGTCTGCATGTCCGGCCGACCCCGGGGCGGTGATCGAGCTCAACCGGCTCTGGCTCGACGACGCCCTCCCGGCCAACTCCGAGTCCTGGTTCGTCTCCCGCACACTCAAGATGCTGCCCCCGCGGATCGTCGTGTCCTACGCGGACCCGGTCCACGGCCACTTCGGCTACATCTACCGGGCGCTGAACTTCCACTACGCGGGATGGACCGACATGGAGCGCAAGACGCCCCGGTACGACTACATCCCGCACGACCCGACCCAGCACACCCGCGAGGCGTTCCGTTCTGGCTACGCTTACAAGCGCCGCCGGGTGGCGAAGGTAAAGTATTGGACCGTCACGGGCAACAAGGCCGAGAGGCGCGCCCTGATGAAGGTCGCAGGGTGGCCCCTGTATGACTGGAAGCAGTTGCCCCCGCCTGAGCCGCAGATGCTCGAGGAAGAGGGACTAGCCTGAGACGACGAAAAGGCCCCCCGGAGAGATCCGGGGGGCCTTTCACACGCCAGAGGCGCTCATCAGTCCAATGGGCCGTTGGAATGAATCCAGTCTACATCCGACCCCTGTCCAGAAACACTCCAGTTTGGAGTTGTCCACAGTGCAGTAGGGCGCGGGGCCGTGCGGGTGTCGGCGGGTGTTGCATCCCGTTCCGGGCCATACCCGCAGGATCGGCATGAAACCGGGGTGCGGGAGTATGCAGCCCCATACTCTCTTGGTCGGGGGTTCGATTCCCTCCTGGGGCGCAAATAGGCCCGGAATCACGCGGAAGTGCTGGTTCCGGGCACGGACCCCGGACGGCAAACCATCCACTTACCATCCACTTTCGCCATCCACTTTCCCGCCGCGGGGTCCCCGTTAGACTTGTCCCATGACAGTGCGTGTGGCCGCCGCGGCGGCATTGGGGGCGCTGCTGCTGGCCGGCTGCTCGAGCACGGCCCAGCCTGCCCCCACCCCCTCCCCCTCGGCGACGTCGTCTGACCTCACCGGGTACGCCCAGACCGTCCGGTCCACCTGCGAGAACATGGACGTCGGCGGCACCCCCACCTCCCTCGCACAGTGGATGGTGGACCGGGGCGTGTACAAGGACCTCGACACCGCGAAGTACGAGGTCCGGCGCCGGGTCCAGGACGGGTGCCCGCAGTACCTCACCCGCCCCTAACGGCGAAAGGCCCCCACCCGGCCGCTGGTGCGGTGGGTGGGGGCCAGTGGGGGGTCAGGTGGTCGAACGGTGTGCCCCTTCTCGACATCGGTGACCCGCTACTCGGCCGCTCCGAGGCTGTGGTGAAGGACGGCGTGCACCCGAACGATACGGGGCACGCCGCCATCGCCGCGGCCGTCATCGAAGCCCTCAAGCAGAACAAGGCCTAAGCGTAGTTCGCCTTGTTCGTGAGGGAGAGCTGGGCGAGCCTGATAGTCCCGGTCGTACCGGCTGCGATGAAGACTTGGAGGTTCACTGGTCCGTCCGCGGGGAACTCCATCCAGAACCGGCCCTTCGCGCTGGCCTGCATGTCGTACAGCGGGTAGGACGTTGCCGGGGAAGTCGTTCGGGCGGGGCACTGCACCCGGTACGAACCGGCGCTGATGTTGGCGTCGATGATGCCGGAGGCGACGAACGTTGACCCCGTTGCTGCGGTCGGCCGGTTCCCGGACAGGAGCCCGATGGTCACGTCAGCAGCGGAGGCGCTGAACGTGTACTCGAGCCACACGACCCCGTTCGCATCCGTGGTGAACTGCGCCGACGCAATCGAGGTGGGGTTGGTGACGAGCCAGCCGGAGGGCTCATTGTTCGCGGTGAGGGTCTGGGTGGTCCAGAATCCATTGGTGAGCAGGTTTGCCGTGTCGCCGCCGTCGTAGGGTGCGGGCGGCGTCCAGGGGGGCAGGATCTTCCCGAGCTGCGTGCCGGCGCAGTCGCCCATTGCCTTGAGCGCGGCAGGTGTGGGGTGCACACCGTCAGCGATGGCGTACCCGGCCTTGTAGCCGCCCGTGGCCGGGTCCACCAGAACCTGGTAGAAGTCCAGCAGGGGGATGTTGTACTGCGCGGCGTACTGCCGCCGCCAGTTGTTCCACAGTGCGGTCTTGGCCCGGTCTGCGCTGCTGTTGGTCGGGTTGATGGTGCGGAGGACGGGCCGGGCGCCGAGGGCCTTCACCTTGTCCACGAGGGCGATGGTGTTGGCCTTGTAGTCCGTGAGTGCCACGCCGTTGGTGATGTCGTTCCGCCCGCCGCCGATGGTGACGATGGTGGGGGAGTATGCGGCCACGTCGGTGTCGAACCGGGCGAGCATCTGGGCGGTGGTGTCCCCGCCGATGCCAGCGTTCCGAACGAGGTAGAAGCCGTTGTTGAGGGCGAGGCTGGCGTATGTCGGCCAGGATGAGCCGCGGGCAGGGGTGATGGTGGAGTCCGAGCCGAGGTCGAGGGAGTCGCCCAGTGTGATGAGGTAGATGCCGCCTGCGGTGCGGGGCGTGAATCCGGCGTTGAGGGTGGCCCGTGTCTGGGTTGCGCCTTCGATCTGCGCCTTCACGTCCACGTCTGCGGTGGCTTTGGTGACGAGTTGGGCCTGCGCCCGTGCGGGGAGGTTGCCGTTCTCGTCAATGCCTACGGGCGTCCAGTTGGCGGACGAGAATGACGCCCCGGAGGTGTGGTCTGCGGCAGCGATACTGAGGACCCCGTTGGGGTCGACGACGGCCTGCCCGGCCGTGTAGTCGGTGTTCGCCGCCCACGGCTTCACGGAGCGCGAGACGTCGTTCTCGAGGCTGTTGAGGTTGGTGGCGTTGAGGGCGAGGCCGGTGCCGTTGGTCCAGATGCGTCCCATGCGTGCCTCCTACTTGCTCGGGGTGGCGAGGCGCTGGGCGATCTCGTCCACGACGGTCGAAGGGTCCGGCGCCGGGGCGTCGGGGGCGGGCTCGGCCTTGAGGTAGGACCCGGCCGCGTAGGAGACGATGGCGATGCCCGCCGAGACGAGGGGCTCCCACTTGCCCAGCCCGGCCAGCATCTCCGGGGTGATGCTGTTGACGGCGAAGGTGACGAGGGTGGCCAAGGTGGCGCCGGAGATGACCTTGGGGGTGGGGCGGAGTGAGGCGGCCATGGGTCAGGCTCCCTTGGTGAGGCGGGCGGCGAGTTCGGTGGCGACGGCCTTGGCGATCGCGGACGGGTCCACCGCGGTGGTCGTGGTGCCGGCGAGGGCGGCCTTGACCGCGCCCGGCAGCGCCGCGGCGACGGCGGCGTTGACGGCGACCGGGATGGAGGCCTTGAGCGCGTCCACGCTGGCCTTGAGGTTGGCGAAGTTCTGCGGCAGTGCCCCGAGCTCGGTGGCCGGGGTGGTGTGCACGCCCGGGACAGGCTTCCAGTCCGGGCCGAGCTTCGGGATGCCCTGGTTGAGCAGGGCCTCCCCCGCCCCGCTGGTGGAGCGGGCCTCCCACCAGATGTCGTCGAGCTTCTGCTGGTTCGTGGCGGTGTGGACGCTGTCGTCCGGGAGCCGGGTGTCTTCGGACATGGGGGCCTCCTAGGCTTTGCCGAACAGGTCGATGAGGAACTGCGCCTCGGGGTCGGTGACGATCGGGGTGACCGTGGACGCGGCGGTGTCGGTGGCGCCGGCGAGGGCGTCCCAGTCGGCCGGGCCGCCGAAGAACACGTCCCCGTCGAGCAGGCCCTGCCAGCCCGGCAGGACCAGGGACGGGGTGAACTGCCATATCGCGGGGTCGCCGCCGGGGATCGGGGACCGCCCCGCGGGGGGCTGGTAGCCGTAGACGCGCTGGGCTCCGAGGATGTAGGCCGACTCCCACAGGAAGTAGCCCGCGTCGCGCAGGGGCTGGTAGATGCCGTCCACGATGTTTGTGAAGGGGGCGTACATGCCCACCCCGGCCCCACGGTCGGCCCGCACCGTGTCGAGCCACACCTGCTGCCAGCCGATATTCCGGGCGTTGCCCGTCTCGTTGTCCAGCGCGTACAGCGTGTTCGCCGGCAGCCTGCCGAGGGTGTCCTCGAGGTGGTGGACCACGGTCAGGAACCACGCGGCCTCCTGTGCGCCGGTGCCGGGGGTGCCGTCGTTCTCGAAGTGGTACAGGATGATCCGCTTGCCGTTCGCGATGGCCGCCTGGACCTGCTCGAGCATGTGGGCGTTGCCGGAGTACACGCCGCCGGAGACGTAGATGCCGACGAAGTCGCAGGGCACCACGGACAGGTCGATCCCGCCCTGGTAGCCGGAGATGTCGATGCCATACAGGGGCACGGGGCGCCTCCTAGAGGTGGATGCCGGGGGGGATGTCCGCCGGGGTGATCTCGTGGTCGATGCCGTGGGCGCGGATGATGCCGACGAGGCGGTAGACGAAGGCGACGAGGCGGTCGTTGCGGTCCTCGAGGGCGTCGATGCGCCGCTCGGCGTCGGCCTTCCACTCGCGCAGCTCCTTGAGCTCGGCGCGGAGTGGCTCGACGAGGGAGTCGGTGATGGTGCGGATGAGCTCGGAGCGCTCGGACACGGCGGCGGCCTGCTCGGCGGCGGCGTCGTGGCGGTCCTCGCGGGCGAACTGGCGGCGCTTGCCGAACCAGCCGGCCGCGGCCCCGCCGAGCCCGGACGCGCCGCCGATGATCACGGACCAGAGGGTCTGGTCTGCCCCGTTCATCCTTGGACCTTGGTGATGGCCAGCAGCGCGGTCATGGTGCACGAGTTCGTGGTCTTGATGGTGCCGCGGACGGTCTGCCCGGCCGTGAGGTAGACGTTGGGGCGGACCACGTCCCACTCCCACAGCCCGTTCCCGGTGCCGCCCTGGTTGACGGCCTCGGCCCAGACGGTGGAGCCGTTGCCGATGAGCTTGGCGTTGGACAGGCCCGGGTTGACGGAGAAGTTGTACAGGCGCAGGAACAGGGCGTAGACGGCGGTCTCCGTGATGTTGACCTGCCCGGAGAGGGTGCCGGAGTTGTTGGAGAAGGTGTTGCTGAACGCCACCGACGTCAGCGACAGGGGCCCGATGTCCCACGGCTGGTTCCCGGTGACGGAGTAGCCGCCGCCGTTGGTCCACTCGGCGTGGCGCTGCTTCGTCGGGGAGTGCCAGCTGGTCCCGTCGCAGACCTCGATGAGGCCGCCGAGGTCCCCGCGGGAGACCACGAGGCCGTTCTTGAGGGCCAGGGAGTCCCGTTCGGTCTGGGACGCGACGGGGATGACGGTCTGGACACTGTCGGCCATGGTGGCGAGGTCGCCGGCGAGGTTCCAGGCGTCGGCGTTGACCGGGACGGTGATCTTGTTCGGGCGTGTCTGCGGCACGGGCGGGTCCTATCTGGTCCAGTCGATCGACAGGAGCCCGGAGTCGGGCTGCCGGGTGCGTCCGGTGAAGCCCGCGTAGGTCCCGCCGCTGATGGCGATGCCGCCGCCTGCGAGGAGGTCGGCGGCGAAGGAGGTGGGGAGGGTGTAGGCGGTGCCGCCCTGCCACGGCCCCGCGGTCACGGTCGTGGTGGCGGTGCCGAGGGCGACGTTCCCGGCGGGGCGGCCGGAGGAGGTGTGGGTGGAGAGGTTCACGGTGACCGGGGCGTCGGGGGCGCCGGCGCCGTTGCGGGGGCCGAGGGTGAAGCGGATGGCGGTGACGGTGCGGCCGGCGAGCTCGGCCGGTGATCCGCCGTAGAACCACGCCCCGGTCAGGGCCCCGGACCCTCCGTCGCCCTGGTAGACGTCCGAGGTGCCCTGCCAGCCCCACCCCGCCCCGGTCCAGGTGGCGGTGTCGGTGGCGGCGTAGTCCGAGGTGCCCCACGCGGCGAGGGCGGGGGGCGGGTCGATCGGGGACGCGACAGGGCCCGGGTCGGGGGCGACGGTGACGACGCCGGTGGCGGTGGGCTGCCCGGCCGCCCACGTCAGGGCGACCGTGTCCCCCACCGTGGGGGTGTAGGAGGACAGGTAGACGGCGTCGTAGTCGTTCCCGTCCGCGTCCGTGACCGTGATGGTCGGGGAGCCGACCGGGACGGCGGAGACCGTGGCGGCGGCCGGGCGCGGGGCGGTGCCGAGGCGGCCGACGATCCACGCCTCGGCCTGCCCCTCGGGCCCGGCGACGAAGTCCACCGCGACCGGGTCCCCCTCCACGACGGTGAGGGGGTCGATGATGCGGGCCGGGATCGTGGAGCCGTTGACGTTGACCGAGAGCGGGCCGCCCCCGTACGGGGCGACCATGACCCCCTGCAGGCGGGTCACAGCCCGGGGGGCGAGGTTGCGCAGGAGCGGGCCGAACAGGGACACGGTCAGCCTCTCGGGGTCAGGGAGTCGGACGGGTACAGGCTGTCGGACGGGTACAGGGCTCGCGGCGTGCCGGCGGCGGGGATGCCGGGCTGGTTGCGGAGCACGGGACCTGCGATGCTGTCCAGCACCGACCCGGCGCCGAGGGCCGTGGTGACGTCGCTGTAGGAGCACCGCACCGTCAGCGTCATCCGGTCCACGCTGGTGCCGGCGCCGCGCAGGCCCATCTTCACGACCCGGCCCGAGAGGGGCACGGCCATGCCGTTGACGGCCGGGTTGGCGACCGTGACCCAGTCCCCCACCTGCAGGTGCGGCATCGGGAGGGCCTCGACGGTCAGGTCGGTGGTCAGGCCCGCGATCTGCGTGTCGCGCATGGTGCGGGCGTAGGCGTTGCACTGGTCCTGC